AATCCGTCGCATGGAACTCCATGAGGTAACGATTTGCGAGAAGGGGATTAACCCCGAAGCGCAGTTTCGTATTCTCAAGGAAGATACTGGTGAGAACATGACCAATACGATGAGCGAACTGCAAAGTGTCCTCGAACGTCTGTCCAAGAAGTTGGACGACGAAGACGACAAGAAGAAAGACGAAGACTCCGAGAAAGGCATGATGGACATCGCCGACATTGACGGAGACGGTGACCGCAAGGAGCCGTTGATGGAAGCCAAGCGGGACAAGAAGCCCAAGATGGACGACCGCGACGATGAAGACGAAGAAGACATGCAATACGGAGAGGAACCGATGAACAAGGGTGACGACATGATTACGCACGACTACCTTACATGGCTTGAACAGACTGCAAAGAGCGCGGGCTTCGACCCGAACGCCGCTCGCGACCACTTCAGCAAGGGCTACGGCCCCGGCGAGTCTTCCTTCGACATGCGCGGACAGGGTTCCCTTGAAGGCGCAGGCGAGGAAGATTCCGGCAAGCGCCCCAAGCCCAACTTCGGTGCTGCACCGACGGGCAACAAAAACGTCATCAAGAGCGACTACCTTGCTCCTGAGAACGTCTCTCCTTCCGAAGTCGAGGCTGCTTACGAGGTCTTCAAGGCTGCTGCGCGCGAGCAGCAGTTCAAGTCTGACCTGAACGAGCACTTCACCGAGCGCTTCCTCAAGGAGCAGCAGGCCGAAGCCGACGCTCTCGCCAAGGGCGAGTTCGACGCTCGTCAGCCCCTCGTGGAACTGCAGAAGGCCGTCCTTGCCCTCAACGAGCGCATCGACAACGTGTCCTCCGGCAGCAGCACCATCGCGAAGTCCGCCGGACACGCGACCGTGACCATTCCTGAAACCGCCGAAATGGCCGACATGACGTGGGACGATGTCCACCGTCTTGCCAACAAGGCGCTCACGGGAGGTGACCTCTGATGGCTCGAAACTACGTCCGAACTGTGCAAGACATGGAGCGCTATTACTACGGTGGCGCTTCTCAAACCGGCTACACCTACGGGTCTGGCGACATTCTGAAGGCTGACGCGCCTTTGCTGTCGACCACCGCGGGCACCTACCAAGCCATCTACGGGCGCAAGGTTTGGAGCCAGTTGAACCAAGAGTTCAACGCCTTCTCCATCCTCCCGAAGAAGCCTTGGGAGCGCAGCGGATGGCGCATTCTCACCGAGCGCGCGTCCTTCACCAAGGGCGGCGGCATCGCTGAGAACGGCACCCTCCCCGACACCTCCAAGCCGGAGTTCCTCCACGTTGCGGCCAAGCCGAAGACCGTGGCTCACACCTTCGACCTCTCCGAAGTCAGCATGTTCCTCTCGGACAAGGACGACGGCATGGGCGACGTGCGTCAAGTCCTCAAGGAAGAGATGGGCAAGCACCACGCTGAGCACATCAACCGCATGCTCCTGACGGACGTCGACACGACCGCGGGCAACGACTTCGAGTCGCTCGACCGCCTGACCACCGACCCCACCAAGCAGACTGTGACGCAGACCTCGGTCAACGCTCTCACGGACCACGACATCTACAGCATCACGCGCGACGGCAGCGCTGCCTTCCACGCGGCTGAGGTCGACGTTGGCGGCGACGGTTCCACGGCTGCGACCAACCGCAACCTGAGCCTGAACCAAATGGACGGTCTGTTCCAGCAGATTTGGACTCGCGGTGGTAACCCCAAGGTCATGCTGACGGGATACGACACTCTGATGCGCGTGCAGCAACTCCTGCAGTCGCAGCAGCGCTTCATGGACTCCAAGCGCGTCACCCCCACCTACAACGGTGTGAAGGGTGTGCCCGGTCTTGAGGCTGGCTTCATCGTGGCGACCTACAACGGCGTCCCCATCATCCCAACCAAGGACATGCCCGACGACGGCACCGGCACCCTGAGCCGCATCTACTACCTCGACACGGACTACCTTTGGTTCCAAACGGCGATTCCGACTCAATACTACGAGTCCGGCATCGAGACTGGCGACCCCTTCGCCATCAACCGGCTCGGTCAGGAAGGCCTCTACCGGACGATGGGCGAGATGTGGTGTTCTTTCTTTGGCGCAAGCGGGAGCATTCGCGACCTCCAATGAGGCCGGAGAGAGATTTGAACAGGAGTGATTTTGAATGGCAACTACGAAAGACAACCGAGGAATCCGGTATGTGTGCAGCGGAACCGCTGACACGACCGTCAACTTCGACATTGAACTGCAGGCAGGCGCAAGCAACAACGACGACGTGACTTGGCAGACTGGCGGGACCGGAACCTACCCCGGCACCCTTACGCCCTTTGAGCCACGTCAGACCGACGGAACCAACTCATCCCAAAGCCCCCGTTTGATTGGGCTTACGATGAGTAGCGCGCTCGCGGAAGGCGACACGCTGACGTTGTCGAACGACCCGACGCAAGATGCGGGTGGTGCAGGTATCAGCACCATTCTTGGTGTCTACACCTCGCAGGTGGACGCAACCGCCTCTTTCGGTGTGACCAAGACGAGCGCGCTCGTCCTGACCTTCGACATCGAGGCCACCGCTGACGGCACAACCAACGACACGACGGGCGCTGAACTGCTCTTGCTTGTGGTCTGAGGTGACTCAGGTGCCAACCATTACCTACCGTGGTCCCCGGAAGTCCGGGGCCAACTGCGGGCGACTCGGGTGGTGGACTTGGGGCGCTGCTCGTGAAGTCTCTGCGGAATGGCTTGAAGCCAACCGCAAGGCAATCGACGGGCCTGAGTTCCACATCGAAGGCCACACTTGGGCTACCCCCGAGAAGACCGTAGACGCGGGCAACGACGGCATCCCCGACATGGGATGGACGAAGGGCGACATCATGGCTTGGATGGAAGAGAAGGGGCTGTCCTACGGCTCCCTCAGCACCAAGAAGAAGATGCTCGACGCAATCGACGCGCACCTGAACCCTCAAGTAGAGGAAGCACCTGAAGAAGAATCAACGGAGTGATTTGAATGGGCACATTTACCAGCGACAACCGACCACACGTCTTGGGCGACCTCATCGCCATCACCGGCACGGTCGCCAACGGCGACACGGACATTGACCTGAGCGACTTCATGAGCGAAGTCCTGATGGCGACCCTGCACCCTCTTGAGGGCGCTGCAGGCCCCACCACAGGGTCTTGCGTCATTGACGGAACCACCGTGAAGTTCAACGACCCCGGCGTTGCAGCCGGTGGGCGTCTCTTTGCACTCGGCAAGCGGTGAGGTGACTCACCGTGTCGGACACGAAGGTGTTTGAGTTCACGCCCAACGAGGCGTGCGAAACAGGCGCAGCCGTGGCCGGTGGTGTTCAGAAGGTTCTCGACGACTACACCAACGGGAAGACCGTCGAGGGCGTGACGTCCTATTCCATGCAAGGCAACCTTTACGTCGTGGTCGTCACCTCCTGAGGGTGACGAACATGGACCTACAGGAACTGCAGCGCTTGGAAAAGCAGGGCTGGACCTACGGGGAAGCGGACGCCGTCAAGAATGATGAGCGTGACCGCCTCAAGGGCGTCGTGTCTCGTCAGAACATAAAGACGCGCAACATCCGCGACATCGTCAACATCGGCTCAGGCACGCGCTGCAAGTTCTGCGGTATGCTGCACTTCTGCTATCTTGAGCGGTGCGCCGCCTGCAAGAAGCCGATGGACTATAACCTCGGCAAGACCGAGGAGGTGGTCTGATGCCGAGCGTGTTTCAGACGGGTGAGCGAGAGGGGCGACCCCTCTTCCCTGACCGCCTCTATTACACGACGGCGCAGAAGGTCGCAGACATCCTGCAAATCCCCTTCCCTGACGTCGTCTATCTGACCGGAACCGACGGCGACACCCACATTGAAATCAGCCCTGCTGACTTCCGGCTCGTTGGCTTCGAGGTCGGCGACAGCATCGAAATCACAAGTGATACAGAAATGGGCGAAACGCGCGTGATTACAGCCGTCGCTCGCTCGTCGGGCAACGTGCGCCTGTCGTTCACCGACGCGCTTACAGGAGCCTACACGACCGCAGACAACGCTGCCGTGCAGAGCCTCCACTCCTTCACCAACGGCAAACGCAAAGGTGTGACGCGCGCGCAGGTGGAAACGCTCATCCTGCGCACGCAGGACAAAATCGACAACCTCACGAACAACTCGTGGAGGCCGATGTTGCAAACGGCGGAATACCTCAACTTCGACACCTACAAGCCCTACCGCCGTCGCTACTACACGGACTACGTCGGTAGCGTGCCCCTGATGTTCAGGAACGCGCAACAGATTCTGCGCTTGGAGATTTGGCAGGGTCAAGACTACCGCGAGATTGCAGCGGCTGAGGTTCGCCTCAAGATTGCCGACCACACCCAACTGACGGCGGACACCGACAAGGTGTTCCTGTGCCCCGGTGGCGGCGGTGTTGCTACGCTAACTGTAGGCGACGGCTCGACCAAGTTCCGCGCGCAGTTCGACAACGTCAGCACCGCGCAGCAACTGGCTGACCTCATCAACAAAGACGCGCGCAAAGGGAAGTCCGGCACCTCCTTCAGTCCGTCCTTCGTGTTTGAGGACGTGACGGGCGACGACAACACCATCACCGCTCAGGTCCATCACGAGTTCATGGCCTCGGCCAACTCCGACTATGGTGGTGGGCAACTCAAGATTACCTCGATGCGACGTGGTGAGGCAGGAGAGAACGCCACCTACGCCTGCACTTCGTCGGGCGTCACCTTCACGGGAGCCACCGAGACGTCGACGACTGTCTCCTCCTCCACAGCCACAAGCATCACGGTTGCGAGCGTAGACGGCCTCGCCACCTACGGCATCATCAACATCGGAGCCACCTACGGCTACTACACGAGCATCACCGGCACGACGCTGAACGGCGTGGTCGACCTCGTTGGCGACATCAGCGCTGCAGCCACCAACGGTGCAACGCTGATTCAGAAGAAGTTCAAGATTGATTACGTCGGCACGACGACCGGTGACGAGGCTCGCTTGCGTGACTGGTGGGCCGACTATGACCTCGGCGTCATCTACTTCAACAACTCCTACCCCTACTTCTCGTGGAACGCCGTGAAGGTGTCCTACGTCTACGGAGAGCGATACGTCGAGAAGGCGATTGAGGACGTCTGCACCAAGTTGGTGGCGATGGACCTTATCCTCTCCGACGACCGCAGCGTGCTGTTGCCCGAAGGCACACAGAACGTGGACCTCGGGTCCAAATACCAACTGTTCAAGGCGCAGGTAGCGGAAACTCTGCCGCGCTACACAGAAGTAATGACGGTGTTGTGATAGCATGAACCCAATGAACGAAGCATGGACGCTCCTGAAAGGCAATCCCGTTTTGCGCGATGCGCAAGGGCGAGCCATCAACCACCCCGCCGCCATGAACTACGACAACCTCGCCTTTGAAATGGAAAGGCGACACCCAGACCCAGACTCACATCCCACTATGGGGCAGATAGATGATGAAAGCGTGGCTGACGAAATGGAGCGTATGCGCAAACCAACTCGTCAGATGAGAATTAGGAGAGACTTGGAGCGCGGAGGCAATCCAACCTTTGCCAACCTACGGATTGCTCAGCAAATGGACGCGGAGGACAAGAAGCGTTTGAACGCTATGCGACAGCAAGCAAAAGACCAAACAAGTCACGAAATGGCGCATGGCAACAGGTTCCCTGAGGTCCCCAACTACGGCGTTGAGCGGCAACAGATGTGATAGCGTGAAGGACATGCTGCAGAAGAGCGTTGGTGACGCGACACGGGACTTCGTCCTGAAAGCGCGCGAGCACAGCATCTTCACCGAGCAAGGTCGCATCTTCCTCGACGCAGCAGCCATGTCCTACGACGCCTTCGTCAACGAAGACGGCAAACTTGTGGACGCGCGCGGCAGAGAAATCGACGAGATGCATTCAGACTACACGTCAATTGTCAACATGGCGAAGAAGCAAGCGCGAGCCGAATCGCCCATCGGGAGGGATTTGATTGGCGCTTGAATCCATCGAACTCGTCAAGAAGATTCTGACCGACAATTGGAATCGGGGCAACACGAATCAGCGGACGCCCATCGTCGAGGACATCACCACCGTCGAAGCGGGGCGAGGGAAGCGTTTGGACCTAACGAGCAAGGACGCCATCTTGCTCTACGAAACGGTGCACAACGAAGAGCAGCCTGAAGTCTTCTACGACTTCGTGCACACTCGAATCAACGTCACCGTGGACGCACGCACAACTCAAGGACGCGCGCAACTGATGAAGATGGAAGATGAAATCCGTCGCGTCGTGCACAGCAAGCGAAAGGGGGACGGCGCCAACTTCGACCGTTTGCTCTACAAGATGCGCACCGACCTTTCAGATAGGACTAAGCGCTTACATAGAATGACCTTCCAAGTGGAAATCGTTATCTTCAGCGAACTCATCGCGTGAAACAGCAGGAGCGAAAAGCATGGCCTCTACAGTCTACAAGGGCGACCTCTCAGAAGTGACCTTCGGCAAAGAATGCGGCTTTGTTTTGAGGCACGGTGCCTTCGGTGGCCTCGTGTTCACCGTTGACGGCAGCGACCGCAACAAGTTGAACTTTAGCGGCGCGTCTACAGGCTTTTTCGACTCCTCGTCGAACCTCAAGTATCCCAAGGGGATGCTCGTCGGTAGCGAGTTGCGCATCATCGGTGGCGGCTCATTTAACCTCGACGACCACGCTACCACGGGCAACTCCTACACCATCGTCGAGAACCGAGGCACGACGCTCATCCTCGACCGTGACCTGAAGGAAGCGTTGGCTCAAGCGTCCAACGCAGGCGACGAACTTCACATCACGACGGTTGCGACCCCCACCATCGACACGGGCATGACCTACAACGCCAACGCCGCCTCTGCTGACGAGTCGGTGCTGACCGACCAGTTTATCGGACTCGCAGCCACCGTCGCGCTCCCTGAAACTACGGTTGAAGTGCGTCGCTCTCACATCGTTGGCGTCGGTCGCGACGTGGTAATTCAGGAGCCGCAGCGATTCTCCAACACCGGCGGCTCGTTGGAGACAATGATGAACAGCGCGCGTTGGCTCTACTATTCGCTCGGTCGCGAGGTGGTCGACATCCCAAGCACCGTCATGACTCCCCCAAGCGGGCACACCAAATTGGACATTGCGGCAGGCGACACTTTCGTTGCATACACCGGCACCATGACCAATGAACCCGACCCCGGAGACTACATCATCATCGCAGACACCACCGCTGTTGACTTCCCGCGCGACCAACCTGCTGCGTCCTCCAAGAAGTGGGGTGCTGATGGGACAGGGACCGACATGGAAAACGTGGAGCGCAACGAAGCGCGTCGCGTCATCTTTGTGGACAAGACGCTCACCGAGCGTCGAATCCACGTTGACGAGCCTTTCCACTTCAGTCACGCTCTTGGGAACTACACCATTCAGCGCGTCAAATACGATGCGGCTGCGCTTAACGGTTCGCCCAACTTCGACACAGCCGCGGCTACCTTCGGCACCATCACCAACCGACAGTCGCGCTTGCTTTTCTCTGGCGCGCATCTTCCAACCTTTACCCTTGAGTCGAGCATCCGCACGCACGACACCGGCTCGTTCAACGCGAACTCAAGCGACGCTGTCGCCAACGAAGCCGCGCCCGGTTCGGCCAACGACAGCAAGCAACTGACGCGCATTTGGCGAGGCTGCAAGGTCAAGGACTTCAGCATCGCTGCCGACGCCGACGCTGAGGTCAAGTTGTCCATCAACTTCGACGCGCTCTACTGCTACACCGACACGGGGCGCCTTGAGGATTCCAACAAGGGTGACCGCTACACCGCTCACCGCATGTTTGAGAACACGGCAAACAGCGCGCTCAACCGCAAAATCGCGGGCATCGCACCCAACACCGAGAAACCCTTCTTCTTCTACAACGGTCAGATTTCCTCCTTCGGCGTCAACATCGCGCAAGTCACGAACTTCAGCCTTGAAGGAAACAACAACACCGAGACGCTCTACACCATCCGAGGCAACAGTCAGGCTGAGTCGCGCAACTCAGCAGGTGATTCGCTTGAGCAAGTGCCCTTCGGTGGTTCGCGCAACGCCAACCTCATCATCGAGAAGGCGATGGAATACAGCCTGAGCATGACCGTCATCGCCTCGGACCCGCTCATCTGGCACGAGTTCCGCACCAACCGCACCCACAACTCGACCGAGCCTATCACGCTGACGTTGACCAAGGCCGGTGCGGGTAACAACCGCGAAGAGGTCATCATCATCGTTGACGACTACATCATCACCGAGGCGCCCCTGCCCATTCCTGAGGACAAGGGCGTCATCAAGAGTGAGTTGAAGATTCAACCAAAGCACGTTCGCGTCATTTCTCGTGACGCGTTCTTCCACATGTGAGGTGAACAAGATGAATCCGTTCTATGCAAGTTGGGCTATTTTGAAGCAGAACAAAGAGATGAAAGATTGCGCCGTGTGCAAGGGCAAAGGATGCCCGACGTGCGTCAAAAAGGCGGACAAGGAGAGCAAAGATTGCGGTATGTGCAAAGGCTCTACCTGCGAGAAGATGGGGTGCTCTTGATGAGGCCCAGCATGCACCTCGGTGGTCACCGTCCTCTCCGTAACCGCGAGGCACCTGAGCCTTTGCTTGAGGAAGAGGTCTTCAACCCCGAGGGTGCCGCAACTGACGGCAACCCGTTCCCTGAACCTCTCCAATCTGAAGAAGTCCCTGTCGAAGTGGACGCCCCCGATTACTCTTCGATGACGGTCGAGGAACTGCGCGCGCTCTTGCGTGCTCAGGACCTGCCCGTTAGCGGAACCAAGGCGGAACTCGTTGCCCGCCTGTCTGAACCCGAGGCCCCCTCACCCGAGGCAGCCGAAGGAGCGGACGCCGTTCCCTCTCCCGAGGCCGCGGCAAGTGACGAACCCCAAGAACAAGTGAGTGAGGAACATGCCGATAGCGGACCTGAACAGCCTGATGGTGAGCAGCACAGCGACTGAGCACGAAATCAGAGTGAATGAAGAAGACGAAGAAACCGTGATGCGCGTTTGGGTGAAGGAACTCTCCTTCATGCAAATGCAAGAAGCGGTCAAGACGTTCGTGAACATCACCGCCGTAGGGACCGTCGACATCGACCTTGCGGCCTACTGGAAGTTCATGTTCGCCGAAGCCATCGAGAAGACTGAGCCGCGTCTCACCATTCCGCAGATGCTCTCGCTCAAGCCCTTCGTGGCGACGCAAATCACCGCCTTGCTCCCGCAACCGACTGACCTCATGGCGTCCCCTTTAGCGGGTGGGTTGAACGAGTAGATAGCGTCTACACGTTCATGCGCAAGCCAACGAATGACGTCGACATGATGCTCTCTTCAGCCGCCTATTTCATCGCCAAGCACTACGGATTGAGTCTGCCGGAGGTTTGGAAGATGAACATGCGCGAGTTTGAAGAATCATTTGTTTGGGCGAGTGCCGCAGAACGAGTCAAAGCAGAAGAGATGGAGAAAGCGAGCGGTGAGTCCAAGAGCAGGACGCGCGTAGCATCAACACACGGAACCATGCCGTTCAGCAACTGAGGTGAGACGATGAGCGAGGTGCAGGCAACGACTGAGCAATTCAAGTCGTTGACGGACCAAATGGTGCAACTGCAGGAAGCCGTCTTTGGAGGACAACAGAAGATTGGTTTGTTCGAGGCGCAGCAACGCAAACTCAACACGGCGATTGCGAAGAACCCGCTCGTCAACATGATTCAGAACCTTGGTCGACACGCCAAGGCCATCAGCAACGTAACCAAGTTCGTCGCAAACAACACCACGATGACGAAGAAGCAACGTGATGACCATGTGAAGAACATGACCGTGATGCAGAAGATGACCTCGTCTTTCCTGCTCTTCGGTGGCGTGGCTCGCGCGAACAACAAGATTCTTCTCGTCGCTAACAACCGATTCACAAGATTAGCAACGCGCCTGTTCTCTTTAGTCAGCATCCTCGCAATCATCGGTTTTGCGCTCGTTGCGTTTAGCGTAGCAGTAGATGGTGCAGCCACACCGTTGCTCGGCATGACCGAGGACGCAGGTGCCTTGCACGACGCTATCCAAGGTTTAGTGCTCATCCTCACAGGAGAGGGAGACGAGGAGGGCGCAGCAGCAGCCTTCGACATTCTTGCAGCGGCAGCGTTGACGGCAGGGGCCGCGTTCGTTGTCTTTAGCGCGCCTGTTGCGCTCGTTATTGGAGCCGTCACAGCAGCGGTCGGTGTGTTTCAGTTGGTCAAGGCAGAAACAGGCAACATGTCCGCTTCTATCCTCGCTGCCGTTGGCTCTTTCTCCGCCCTCGTTGGTGTTGGTCTGACGCTCAAGTTGATGTTCACGAACCTGATTGGGGCCACCTCAACCGCCGTCGCAGGCTCCGTGGGTGCTATCATGGTCGGCATCGGTGGCGTGCTTGCTGGTCTTGCAGGATTGGTTGCGTTTGCGATGGGGGCCGGTGAAGGCATCAAGGCGGTGGCGCTTGCTGTAGGTAGCGCAATCTTGGTTGCAGTTGGGCTTGTGGTCGCAGGTATCGCGTTGCCTGTCGCTGCAATCGTAGCAGCCGTCGCTCTCGTTGTCGCCGTAGTCGTGCGCAACTGGGACGCCATCAAGGACACGCTTGAGAAAGGGATGGATTGGGTCGTTAGAGCGCGAGGCAGGCTCGGCTTGCTCTTCAGACAGGGCATCACCGCCATCTTCACCTTCAGGCAGAATCTGATTCAAGGACTCATGGGAATGCTGACCACCGCAGGCTCAAGCATCCGCAAGTGGTTGACCAATCTTGCGCGCAACATTGGCGATTGGCTCGGTAAGCGCAAGGACCAACTCATCGCTCTACCGGGGACCATCAAGGACGGCTTCCTCACAGCCATGAGAAGCATGCTCAACGCCATCATCGGCGTCTACAACGACTTCGCTGCAGGGATGCAGTTTGACATTCCTGACTGGGTGCCTAAGATTGGAGGTCAGGTGTTTGAACTGCCCGCTATTCCCATGCTTGCTAAGGGCGGCATCGTCAGCAAACCGACCCTCGCCATGATTGGTGAGGACGGCCCCGAGGCTGTCGTGCCACTCAGCAGCAAGAACAACCCCGGCGGCATCGGTCTTGGTGGTGGCGATGTGACCGTCAACATCAATGTCGCAGGCGTCACCGACAGGACAGACAAGAAGGAACTTGCGCGCGAAATTGGTGACCTCATCCGGTCTGAGATGACGCGCAGCGGACGTTCCTTCGGTAACAGGAGGTCTGCGGTATGACGAAGGTGCGGCTCATCCGCAACGATGGCGGCATTCTGACGTTGGACTCGACGGGCTACAGCATCAACGTGACGCGCAGCGTCCCCGTCATGCCCGTGCCCGTGCTCGCTGAACGCTACGCGGTCGACATCAACATGGTGAGCGCCGACATCACCCTCGACGTCATCCTTGCTGATGACGATTCAAGCGCCCCGTCACTCGACGTAACAGGTGCTACAGCCTCAATCGACTTCGGGGTTAAGCAGGACAACAGCGGCGGGGACCACCCCTTCCTGCTCACAGGCGACGGTGGTGACCTTACCGCTGCTGACTTTAACAATCTCTTCTTTGAAATTGAGACGTTCTACACATCAGAAACCACGGCGCGCAAGCCTATCCGCATCAAGTTCAACAGCGGAACCTCTTCTCATTCCAAGACAAGCAACCCGCCCGTGACCACGGTGGGTATTCAAGGCATTACGACAGGCGCTGCCCTTGCGTCAGCCATCAAGACAGCACTTGAGAGCGCGGCTGGTCAATACACCGACCAACTCACAACGGCGGGTGGGACCAACTTCACGGACGCCATCACCATGTCTGTCGGGACCGGATATAAATCGGCGGCAGGCAACGCGAAGTTGACGTTCACAATGGTCGAGAAGGGGTTCAAGGGGAACAACTTGACCCCATCGTTCAGCAAGGATTTCGGCAGCAAGACGCCGCTACATCTGACGTTCAGCGGCGGCGCCGACAAACTGACGCGTAGCGCAGGCGACAAGTTGCAGGACCTCATCGCTTTCATCGGCAACGCAAGTCTTGCAGGAGCATCGGGGCGAGCGCTCGGTGGACCTGCTGACCCCGACGACCCCAAGTCGCTCATCGCAGCAGACGTCAGTATTGGGCGTGCGCAGACCAAGGACTACATCGTTGGGCTGCAACTACCCTACAACTCCATCATCACTTCAACGTCCGCAAACGACGACTACGTCGAGCGAAACTTCACCATCATCACCGGTCGAAGTTCAGCAGATGCGCAAGGGTCGGAAGCGAACACGCTGAATGTGTCGACCGTGTTCGATGCAACCAACCCTTACACGGGCATCAGCGGAACGGTGACGTCCATGTCGTTCAACTATCGAGCGGGCGAAAACATCTACGAGGGTCGTCTGACCTTCATGCCTATCGACTTCATGGTGGGGACGTGAATGGCGGTTATTGGGCAGACCAGTCACGCGCTCTTCTTCAACGGGGTGAGCGACAGCGTTGTCTGCCCGCAGGGTGATTTCACGCAGACCGGCAACAAGCGCGTGCTCAACGGCACAGATGCGCGCTCGTCTGCTTCCGTCATTCAAGAAAGCGATGGTCACCGGCTGGCTACAGGTGACGCTCAGTCCCTTGACCAATTCACCGTTGAAGCATGGGTCAGCCCTGACTGCGGCGGCGTCATCGCAAGCAAGGACGGTATGTTTGAACTGCGCATGGGGAGCGTCAACGCTCCCGCTGCTGCCTCGTTCTCGGTCACCTTCACCGACGGAGCAACGAGCATCGCCCGCACCGCGGTCAACTACCCAACCGCTGCCGGTTCCTTCGTCGCAAACAACGTCGACTATAACGTCGGTCAACGCGAACTCTACCACGTCTCTGGCGAGTTCAACGGAAAAGAGGTGCGCCTCTACATCAACGGCGAACTCATGGCTGCTGAGTCGCTCGGTAAGCGATACCGATGCAGCGTCAACGACCAAGACCTCTTCATCGGCGGTCGCGGTGGAGAATACCGAGGCTACATTGAGTCGGTGCATTGGAAGAGCGATGTGGGACAAAGTGGCCTACGCGCGCAACCGTGTGTTCGCTCAACGAGCACGCTCGGACTTTGGCGCTTTGAAGAGCCGGTCGAGGTCGACAGCGAGGTCTTTCACATCACGTCCAACGTAGCAGCGGGCGCAACCTCCATCACGATTGGTGCAACGGCATGCCAAACCCTCTACGAAACCGTGAGCGGCAAATCCGACACGCTGAGCACCAACTACACGCCTGAGAGTTTGGGCAACTACCGCGTCGCAAACGCTGCGCACAGCGGCGGTGCGCAAGTCATCAGCGTCGCGCACACTTCGTTCAACCTCATCATCAACCCTACAGGGACCGACATCAAGACGGGCATCCCGAACGCCTCACCGCCGGAGCGCGTGCGCCTCAAGAGCATCAACACGAACGGCACCATCACCGTCGACAGCATCCACCTCGACTTCACCGTGTCCGCGGACACAGGCTCGCGCGGTGTTCTCCACGCGCGCACCGCGTTCAACACGAGCGACAATCACGCCAACGACTCAACGATGGTGCTTGTTCGTTCGGACCTGCTTATCGACAGCATCTCGGGCAAACCCTTCCAATCCATCGGCACAGGCAGTCAGGCCATCGACCGGACAGGCGCGATGGTGATTGACGAAAGCGGCAACGACTTCCACGGTTTCATGTTCTCCCGCACCATCGCTACGGGAAACAACTTCTCGCCTGCTTCGTGGACCATCCACGAGCGATTCAAGAGCGGACACACCGGGCGCCACATCTTCACACAGCAGAAAGGACACCCTTACCTTCGCTTCCTGCCTCCTGTCGCTGAGCAAACGGTGACTCGAACCATCGACGGCATTGCTGACGACGTGGTGGTGTCTTTTGCGGGTAGCCATGTCGGACTCAAAGAACAACTGCCCATCAACAGCAAGGTGGCCGTGACGCACACGACGATGACTGCACCTGCATCGCGCATCGTCACGTCCGCAACCACGAACGGACTCGTGCGCAACGGACTCGCTTCGATTGATGCGCACCGCGATGGCGTCATCGCCATTTCCGTTGACGACATCACCCCTTTCTTGCTCAAGGGTGGCGGCATCGACGTCAGCAGCACAACGGACGCTGCCTACATCAAGCATCTGACTCCTGAAACAGAGTCGCGCGTGGCTATTCTTGAAGTGTCGGGGCTGACGGCGGGCTACGTTGAGATTCACTACAGCGCGGTGGATTTGACGGGCGGCAAAATGGGACTCAGCAACCCTGCTTTGCTCATCACAAAAACGGTGCCCGACGGTGGCGCACTCCTCGACAGCAAGCGAGTGGCTGCTCACATCGCTGACGCTGTCGGAGCCAACGCCACCATCCACGCTCCCGGCGGCGCCATCTACATTCCCTCATCAGAAGTTGGTGATGCGCGCGCAGTTCTACGCCCGCACCACTTGGTCGGCGACAACACGGGCGGCATCGACTACGAGGAGGATTTGGACGAGTCGCTCATCCCGTCGAACTACACGCCGAGGAGCACTGGAGACGAGCCTTCTGCGCCCCCTCAGGGCATCGGAACGACCTCACACCCCTCAGCCTACCACCTCTTGCATTTGCAGCCGAGAAAACGCGGTGCAAGCGACCCTCCTGAGAACTCGCTACCCGACCACTACCAAGAGGCGCAACAGTTTGCATCGCAGAAAGGTGGCGCGTTTGAGTTGTTCGACATCATCGACAACGACGTGGACGGTGACTCGCTGCTCTTCGTGGTGCAACCGTCCAAGCGTGAGCGCACGATGCAGTTAAGCCGAGCAACCGCATCCACGGTCGACTCCACCGACCCAACCCACTTCACCATCGAGTTCGTGCAGTCGACCTGTCGCATTACGTCAATGCAGGTGCAAGACACGGGTGCAGGGCGAACCCTCTACATGGAGGGAAGCGGTTTGATGTCCGACATCGCTGACCAAACCGTTGGCTACAGCGGTGACGGTAGCCCCGACTCGCACATCGTCAAGGAGATTCAACCGGGCGCGCCGGTGGTTTCAGTCACGCTTGGTGGACCCGGACAAGGCGCGGTCAACACGAAGCCAACGTGGGACCCTGCGTCGCTTGCTCGTGTAGGCTGGAACACGCGTCACGATTGCTCCGTGCGCATCACAGACACAGGCACCAACACAATCGACGTGATGGCGTTAAACAACGAATCTGTCGCGCTGTCGTCGTGGGCGACCTACTGCTTCCCGAGTTCAGGCCGCGTCTATCTGTCGAATGGTGCAAGCGCGAAATATGACAGTCGAACGGGCATCCGCTTTACCTTCCCGTCTTCGCCTGCAGAGGGCGACTTCCTTCTGCCAAACGGGCACAACGCAACCTTCAGCGATTGGGTCACCGGAGCCAAGGTTGAGCGAGGTGTGCTGCTCCACGTCGACCCTGACTTCGACTCAGCGTCCATCTGCGCTGACGGCACGACGGTCAACGACCGTCTGTTCCAATCCATCGGCTCGGTGCAGCACGATTACCAGTTGGGCACGCAATACGCAAGCACTCGCTCACTCGTTGAAATCCCGCTCTTCCCTCAGCAATTCTTTGAGGACCGCGCAGCGGGTATCTTCCCCGGCCCCGACAACAGCATGAAACTCCACATGGACGCGACGCTGACTGCACACAGTTGGAATCCGACGCCTGTCGGAAGGCGCGCGCCAAACTACCCGGCCAACGACTACGAGGCGTTTGGGCAGTTCCAATACCGTCTCGTGAACAATCTGCCTATTCGCGCGACGGTAAAGCGCTACGACCAACGAGGCAGCAACACCATCCTCTATCTGCAAGAAGGCGGCGCGCGTATTCCTGATTCTGACCTTGACGCTGCAGCGACTTTGCGTGGCGTCAGTCAGGGACAAACGCGTCGCGTTATCCTCGGCAACGGTGAGTGGTGCTACTATTCAGCCGCCACGGCTACGCAGGTGACGTTGAGCAACGTCGACGGGCACTACAGCGAGAACTTTTTCTCGTCTTTGTCTCAAGGTTCTCAGATTATCGTCGGTCAAGTTCCTGACGGAAAAAATGCTCCATTGACCGGCGACGTCAACTACGCATCATCGGGGCAGGAATACCGCAGGCCATTCTACTATGACCGAGGTAGCGTAATGACGCAAGGCGGCAACCTCGACTACGGGTTGCGGCAATACGTCAGCGCCGTCGAGTTCAAAGCCGGTCCTCTCGCCAACCCTCACCTACCTCGCATCGAGTCCAAAGGCGCGCGCATCGAACTTGTTACCCTCAAGACGGGACAGACGTTCTACTTCGTTGGTGACTTGCCGAAGGGGCATTTGCCGACCAACTACGAGTTTGCTGCGGTCAACGAGGCGACCGGTAGGAAATACACCATCACCTACAACTCATCAACCGCTGAGAACGAGATGACGCTTGCAGCACACCCTGTGCTCGACAACTCCGCCCCAAGCCTATCAGCGGGTGATGTGCTTAGCGTCATGGGCATCTACGCTAACAGCCCTACGCAGTTCCCAATCAAACAACCGGATGGCATCGCAAACGCCACATGGAACAACCCCTACTGCCCCGGTGGTCTACGCTACGGCGACACCGTGTGGATGAACATGCACTACACCAACCCCCACGCCATCGAGGGCATGTTCTGCAAGTCACGCGGTGTGCTCAATGAACACGAGGTGTGGCGTGGCTTCAACGGCGGCAAGGGGG